GAATTGGCATAGCTGATTCGATACGAGGATCTACTGTTTCCTGAACAAAAAGTTCATTAATTGAAAGGTCATCCCCTTCATCTTCCATTAGTGCGGGAGTCCATGATTCAAAGTAAGCTTGATACCCGCGATGACCAGCGAGTTTACTTAATGTTTCACGTAAGTTGTTATAATGATTAACGCCCTCGTTAACTAACTCTTGGGCTGATTCGTTGAATTGATTATTCTTAGTGGCACGTACAAATCCTGCCATCTTGCTATAATCTTCACACATTGATTTAACATGGTTCCAGCGATCATCATTAGGTACACCACCTTCTGCAATGTGACGGGCATATACACGAGCGATGCCAGGACGAGTCGTTGGAGCAAGGAATCTTTCACCTTCTTGATTTTCCAAGAAAATCTTAGCAACATTACGATATCGTTGTTCACCTTCTTCTAATGCACGATTATGCTGTAGAATAATCTTTACGTTAGGAACTGCGTCATTGTAACTTGCTTTCTTACCCATTGGGTAGTAACCTTCAGATACACGTTCTTTCATCTTATAATAATCCCGTTGTCTCATGTCATCGCTCAAGCGATCTTTGTTTGATAATTCAAAACTCAATTGTCTACGCTGTGACCAATTCTTTAAATGTGTTAGAAAACCGGTCCAGCTATCATTGTATTCTGAGCCCGGAGTAATGTTACTAGGGCTTTCTTGCTGTTCTTCATCATAATAAACGATGACATTTTTTGCGTCATCAATAGTTACCCAAACTTTACCATAATCTTTGCCGTCTTTATTAAAAGTAAACTGGATAACATCTGCTGCTTGGCTAGCAGCAACCCGTTGATTTTTACTATCTAGTGGGACAGGATCATATCCTCTTACTTTAAGAAGATCATATAGGTCGCGGTTGAAACTTTCATTATCTGTAGCCATATCTATATTTAGTCCATATTACCCAAGAACGGCAAAGAAGGGCAGCGGCTGAATCATTTCATCGTGGTCACGAATTTGACTCTCTAAATCACCATGAAAGTTTGCTAATTGAGTCATCATTCTAACTGCCAATAATGATGACATAACCAAATCATCAGTGTCACCTATCTTAGCGGCATAGCTTCCGCCAGACGCAACAAACGCTTTCAACTCACTAATCAATGATCTACTATGGATAGTCATCTTTTTTGATTCTAGTAGCGTCTTGAACTTAGCACAAGCTGCAAGTTTAGGCTTATTAGTAGTAGTAAATCCTCGCTTGCCTCTGCCCGCTTCACTAATAAAGATGCCTGGAATATTTGATTCACCGTATTCGTTTAGTGATACAATGGCAGCTTGCCCAATGCCGTTGTTTTCAATTGAATAGTAAATGTTGTTTGGTTCGTTAGTTTTTTCTGCTATGTACTTGCAAATTTCAGCAAGTAGTTTAATTTGACTAGGAATGTCAGTCTTATTGTGTTTCCACTCACCGATTTGTGTAGTCGTACTTGCTTCAAAGATTTGAATAGCAGCAGGGTCACCACCTGTACCCAATGATGGATCAAGAGCAACTACATACAGTCTGCCCTTTTCAGGTAGTTTATACCAACGTACTTGTCCCATTCTATTAGTAGGCTCAATACCCTCAAGCATAATCAATGTGTTTGGATTGATTAGTGTTTCGTCTGCGATGATGAATTCACAACCGATTTCACGATTAAATCTATCATCTCCGAGTTGAGCTTTCATTTCATCAGCCCATTTCTGATCACGACCGGGCTGTTCTGTCCAGTATGCTCTAAATGCCCTAAAGCCGTTTACACCTAACTCAGTTGTGTTGCCAAACTCATCTTCGGTCTTGTTTGCACCCTTCCAAATAAGAGCAAACTGGTCTTCGTCTGAGTTTGGAGTTGAAGTGATGATTGCCTTACCACCAGTTGATAGAGTAGGAGTAATAGAAGTCCAGAATTCTTGTGCGATTGATGGGCGAACGAACGCAAATTCGTCAAGGTATAGTAAGGTAATAGACATACCACGACCTGTGTTTTCAGTCGTAGTAGCAGACACAATGCGTGATCCGTTCTCAAAGTCAAGCGAACCTTTATTATAAGTGGTTACACCAGCCTTTATATGATCTGGACAATTTTCATACGCATATCGTATACGCTGCATAATTTCTTGTGCACCGGTGTACTTGTGTGCTGCGATTAGAATAGTAGAGTCTGGAACGAACATAGCGTACCAAAGCAAATAACCAGCAGCGGAAGTAGACTTACCTGACTGTCTAGGCATAAGTGAGATAGAGAAACGATACCGATGGTATGTGTCAATTAATCGTTCTTGGAACTCCCAGGGGTGATAGTTCATGGATCCTTTAGTAGGATGCTGAATAATAAAGAAGTTATCCATGAAATACAGATAACCTGTATCCGGATCACAACACTTCATAAAGTCATCAAGATCCTGTTGGTTCTTGAATACCGTCTTCTTGTAGGGATCTTTGATTAATGTTGGTGTATTTGCCATATAACTATTTAGTTAGGTTAACCGTTTTAGTTTGTAATTTCTTCCCAACCTAAACGCCACAATAAATCAGCATTTGGATTACCGTAACCTACGCACAATGTTAATATGTCAGGTGTCCCATCGGCTTGTCTACTCAATTGGAGTCTTGCTTTAACATCATTAGTTACTACCAAAGTATCTCTACTACTTGTTACTCCGCCGAATAATACAGTACCATCACCGACTAGTAACGGTGATAAATTAGTTTGTACTACTGAATTACCAACACTAGTCCAAGAAGTATTTGCCACTACATTACTTGCATTAAGAACCAATTGATATTGTCCATACTGCACATCAGTCAATAATAAATCTAACTGACTCGGTAATACTACTGCATCAGGATATGCGGGATTTAATCTTATACTTGCTAATGCAGTATATGCATTTCCAGTTGCTACTCTAGTCGGAGTTATACCGCTACTAACATAATTTTCAGTAGTTGCCGGTGTATAACCACCTTCTGAAATAACAGTACAGCATATTTGCTTAAGCGTTGAGTTGCTTGCAGTTGTGCCGGTATTAGTTATTTCATATCTTGGATTCAATGAGGCAGTAGTCATATAGACTTTTGTGTTACCTGATTGATTAGCGTGATGGAAAGTATGTGCTACGATAAATTGACCGTTGACAATAAATCCAGTTCTTACACTACCTACGCCAAGCCATTCAATGTCACACCAAAAAATATTAGTAAGTGCTGGATTCAAGTTGATACCACTTGGGTTAGCACCTACCGAATTACTAAAACTGTTAGTGTTCCAATTTGCCTGGGCGATTCGTTCTTCTACTATTGCCCCTGATGCACTGCTACGAATAACAAGATATAAACTAGTTCCATCTGCTTCAAAGTATACACCGTCATTAGTAGTAAAGTATCCTACACGCTGGCGACAGTTGGCTTGTAACGCACTCATACAGAAACTTTCCATAACCAACATACTCTTGCCTGGTTGATATGGTTGAACGAATTTGGCTTGTTGAATTGCGCTTGATCCGTTAGCAGTACTTACATTAAGATTAAAACTACTTTCATTTGCTACATATATTACATTGCCGCCGGTAGCAGTGACATTACTGAATTGCTGTCCTGAAAGATAACGATTCTGACTATCAAATAGTGTTACTGGGTTTGATACTCGTAAACGACCAAATGCATCTAACTGTGTGCCACCTAAAGCTACATTAGCGGTACCGGTAATTCCGACATTACCGTCTACTGTTAGACTGCCGCCACCATCTACTACTGTCACATTTGCGGTGATACCTGCAATATTTCCGGTTATACTACTTACGGCTACTGTACCTGTAACGGCGGCATTAACATTTCCACCAGTAATATTAGCATTAACATTTCCGGAAACATTTGCATTGACATTACCCGATACTACCCACGGACTTGTTCCCTGAGTTACAGTAACATTACCACCTGTAATATTTGCGTTAACATTTGGCATTGTGCCTATGTTAACATTACCGGTTATACCTGCAAGATTACCCGTTATTGAACTGACTGCTACTGTACCAGTTACTGCGGCATTTACATTACCACCTGTGATATTAGCGTTGACATTGCCGGTGATTGCCGGCATAGTGCCAATATTAACATTACCTGTTATACCAGCAAGATTACCAGTTAATCCAACATTACTACCAGTTACATTAGCATTAATGTTACCTGATGTTACTATTACATTACCGCCGATTGGCATATAAGGTACATCAAGAATACCGGATGTACCGATTTCGTCTAAGTGAACGTGTACAGGGTCTTCGGCGGAACTATTTACTGTTACTGTGCCTGGAATTTCAACATTACCTTCAATAATAATGTTTCCGGTGAAGCCTGTTCGTAGATAAACATTTCCACTGGCTTCATCCAAAGCCAACGCTTGGTTAATATTGCGTAGATACCAGGGTGCTACGTTACTTGGATCTGGTTCGGCCATAAAAAATACTCTCACATTTCTATGAGAGTATTTATCTTACTTATTTGATATCTAGTGGTCTTGCTTTAGTAGCAACAATACAGTAGTATTTTTCGCTAGCTTTGGTTGGGTTTTCAGGGTCTTCAGGGTTCGGGATATTTAAATCAAATTCAAGATTATTAAACTGATCAATATTAAATCCAGTACGCTGTAGCAACGCAGCCAATTGGTTTGCTCCAAAAATACTATAGTGATTTAGATTATATTCATGCTTTCTATCACTATCGGGAGCAGGAACTTCAATATAAATTTTTGAACCTTGCTTAAGAATACGATTATATTCCATTAACGAAAAGATAGGATACGGGCTATGCTCTAGTGCGTGACGCAAGAAAATGAAGTCTACTGATTCATCATAGTATCCGTCTTTCTGAGGCAAGAAACTTAAGTCATACTTTTTAATAGTATGGCCTTTTGCCTCACAGATAGCAACATCACCGGGGCTTAATGTTACTCCAGTAACGTTAGTATATTCACGCTCTTTCATTTCGTCAAGAAAGTAGCCTGGTCCGCTTCCTAAATCAAGGATGTGCGCATCCTTAGGCAAATCAAGTGGGTCAACGTAAGTTTCTACTACCTGCTTAGTCAATGTTTGGTGAAATTTACTGTCACCTTCATCATAGATGTGAGCAGTGTAAAGCCATTCGTTATAGAACTTGAGCTTGATGAGGTCGAGGGTGTTGTTGATGTCGATTAAATTGTTCATGAAATTACTTATGCGGTGATTTGATAGTAATTATTTTTTTCTGTGATCTTTTGGTCTAGTCGCAACCGGGCTAGTTTTGTTGACACTATCTAATTCGCTACTATCTCTACCCTTAATCATGTGTTTAGCTTGTGTAGGAGATACTGTATTGAAGGCCTGCTGCATCATATTATGTTCTAGTTCACTATATGGATAAGCTAGGTTGTTTTTGCCAGCAAAGCTTTCATCATCCATTTTAAGTGCCTTAGTAGATGAACCATCTGCCATAGCTACTGCTTTCATGATTTGATTCAAGTGATAGGTTCTGTCAGTGCCGTCATCTTTAAACTTGTAAGCGCCAGGTTGGGCTTTGTTATGTCTTTTTGGAACTTTGCCCTTAGACTCGTTTATGAACTCACTAGCCCTCATTTCTTATATCCCTTGAAGGGCTTAATAGGACTTTGGTCTTGTGTAGAGTCTAGTTCTTCACTATCCAAATCACCCTTGTTCAAATCTTTAAAGGGGATACCTGCTGCTTTATATGCTATCTTTAACATATCCTGCTCTACCTCAGTATACGGGTGAGCAGTGTTGTTTTTACCTACCCAGCTCTCACTACTTAAATCAGGAATAGTTTTTCCGTCAGTTGAGGCAACTGCCATCATAACTCTGTTCAAGTCATATGTACGGTCATATTGGCTTATTGCAAAAACGTTTAATCCAACAGTAGATTGTTGCTGGCGAGCAGATACTTTTCCCTTACCGCTTTCAGTTATAAACTCATGCGCTCTCATTTTTTATAGCCCTTGAAGGGTTTAAGAGTGGATTGTGTACCGGTGTTTGGTATCTCATCGCTACCTGGCGTACTTACTGATTTTTTGCCACCTTTGCCTACTTTCTTTAGTGCTTGGTCAATAACCTGTCCAATATCAGCATCAAATTCAGAAGATACTACCTGATTCTCGCCCCATGCACTTTCCGCTTTAAAATCATGCTTGAACTCATTTTGAACACCGTCATCAGGGCCACTTGTTCCGCGAACATCTGCAATTGCTACTCCGAATCTATACAGTTCATAGAAGTCATTATTCTTCAATTCAGGAATAACATAGGTATTTGGTAATGCATAAGATGCAACACTTAAACCATCAGTAACCGATTCTGTTATAAATTCGTGCGCTCTCATTAGAATGACTGTTCAGTTTCAACGTTCAAATCATTCTCAGTAGAAATAACTGAGTCAACGTAGCCGTCTATTCCTAGTAGTAAGCCGGCAACATTGGCGCCGGTCCAAATAATCTGAGAACCGATAAAGTGAAAGATAGTCGTGTCTTGTATTGGGTCTGCAAGCAATTGCACATTGCCTCCCACTACCTGCATACTGTATCTAGTCAATGCATTTCCGAATACTGAGGTACCTACTGCACTAAACTTTGCATCATCTAAATCTTGATTAATTTGTGCGTTTAATTGCATACTTTGGCTATTATTACCAGTAGGGTCAGCCGCATATACATAAAATTGACCTAGGGTAAATGTGTTAGCATCAGTTTCAAATATCAATTGTCCAGGAGCGTCTCCAACTGAATAGGAGCTACTAGTGTTGATTGCGGTAGGGAAAAGGTTAGCGAAGTTATTATTGATCTTACCAAACGCTACTCTTAGCGGATCGCCCTCGCCATCGTTAGGTAGTGTACCAATGTTAATAATTTCTTGAGTTGCCATATCAATCTTCCGTTGTTATCTAGTATTTATCAAACGGTAGACCGGATTACTTTTTGGTAGCTTCTTCAAAAATAGCTTTTTGCTTAGTATACCACTCGTTCCAGCCTTCAACTTTGACTTTGCATTCGTGATATAGAATGTAGTTTTCCACTACTATTTTAGTGAATTCCGTAAGTGAGGCACCTTCAGCAACTTCTTTTAAGTCAGCACATTTTTCTTGTAATGTTGCAGGAGCTTCCGGAAACTTAGGGGCAACTGGAACTGCTGTAATAGCACATCCTGATAGTAGAACAAGAGGAAGAATCATTAATTTCTTCACTTTTTGGCTCCTTCAAGTTTGCTAGTATCCATCGTAGCAGCAGCATTGTGTGCGCGGATGACCTCAGAAGGAAGTGGGCATTTGTTTTCGTACTTGATAACTTCACGGTCAACATATTCAGTGATAGTCTTGCCTTTAGTGCGAATCACTTCGGTATCCTTGACAATCTTTTCTACAATTACCGTATTTGTTTGTGCAGATTTTGCTTCGGCTTTAGCTAACTTAGCTTCAAGTTTAGCTACTGCTAGTGCAGTGCTTTCTTTATATGCTAATGCGCCCTGAAGGAATAGTCCTAATACTAGTAAGATTGATGATACAATCTTAATTAAGTAACCGTATGTCTTGATGAAGGGGATGCGTTGCACAAAGAATGCAATCAATAGACCTAATACACCAGCACCTAATACTGTGTGAATGATCCATACAGGGAGAAGTGTGAGTATCCAGTAAATGTTCATAACGTATTATTTATCAAAAAACTTGCAAACTGTGTCTGCAACCGCCTCTACTTCACTATCAGTTAGTTCGGGATAGATAGGCAGACTTAACACACCTCGAGACAACGCAATACTAGTGCTAATTAGGTCTGGTTTCTTAATAATGTCTTTAGCAATTGGTAATTCACTCAATGCATATGGGTAATGAATTCTAGATTCAATTTTATTATCGGTCAGATGTTGATGCAATTCGTTACGGTCCTGAGTGTAAATTACAAACTTTTGATCAGCATGTTTATCAAAGGGTTCGCTAAGACACCGAAACGGCATTTCAACAAATCTATCCAAATAGTAATTTCTTATCTGTTCTCTACGATTTTGCCATCTATCAATGTGTTTAGTTCTAACCAATAGATGGGCGCATTCTACCTCACTCATCTTACTGTTTGTGCCTGGGTAGTAGTGATCAAGTTTGCCATTATTCTTCATGACATTTGTCCAATCATATAATGATTGGTCATTAGTTACAATAGCGCCGCCGTTGCCGCTACTAGGTAAGTTCTTAGTAGGATCAAAACTGATAGCCATAGCATCACCGATTTGGTCGCGGGTGGCAGCTAGCCAATGTTGGGCCCCATCTACAATAGTATTAGAGTATAGTTTTCTATTAGGTGAAGCCCCATATAATCCCACAAAGCAGGTGTACACATCGAAACCATCTTCATAGTCATCATCAAACTTAATTAATCCGTTGCGGTCCGTATCAACAAGTTCGACATCCCAACCCGTGCTATAAAATGCGTTTAGTGTAGCTGGAAAAGTCAAGTTTGGAATACGAATACGAGGTGCTTGTTCGTCCCCTGCTAAAAACGATAGATCATAATGATATCCGGCAATAAACTCTAGTGCATGGGTGCCGCTATGGGTAACTGTAGCAAACTTACATCCAGTATAATTGCACAGCCACGATTCTAGTGCAGCAGTGAAAGGGCCATTAATCAGCACCCCTTCCTTTAAGGCGTCATGGGTTGCGTCTAGCAACTCATCTTGAAGATTATAGTATTGTCTTTTGAGACCAAAGTGGGGAATTAACCAAGTAGTCATGGTATTTCACAAACCCTTCTTCAATGTTGATTGTTGGATTATAACCAAAATCATTTTTAGCAGACGCAATGCTTAGTGTGCCGCGACTCGGGTAGTCTTCACTCTTATGCGTTACTTCAATCTTACCCTTGCCTACAATCTTTGTGATAAGTTCTGCTGCTTCAAGTAAGGTTCTAGATTCGCCGCGAGTGATGTTATATGTTCTAAATGCTGCTTGCTTACTGAGGGACGCTCCTACGATGCCAGCGGCGGTGTCTTCAACGTATGTGAAGTCTAGTTTTTCAGTTGCGCCGTTAACCTTAAGTACCTCATCACGCATTGCAGCCATAAAGAACTTAGAGATAACCCGATCTTCAACGTCATGTGGACCGTAGACTGCACTAGGGCGGACAATCGTATAGTCAAACAATCCGCGATGCCCATAGTCTCTGACTAACAGTTCGCCGGCATATTTCATAATAGCATACTGACCCTGAGGCTTACAGAAAGCATACTCATTGATTCCGTCTTGGTAGTCACCGTATACCATGCTGCTACTAACATACACGAATCGTTTCACCGCATGATTGCTGCTTAACTCACATAAGTTAAGCAACCCCTCAGTCATTGACTGTGCGCCTACTGTAGGGTTAGCGTTGACTACCTTTTGACGGGGGAAACTAGCAAGATGGATAACAAGTTCTGGCTCAAATGTTCTAAAAACATTCTCTAATCGTTTGCCGTCAGTAATGTTGTATGGGTGACATACGGAACTAATACGAGAGGTTCGTTCTTCAATTAACTGATGCAATTCCTCATGAGGGATTACCCCATAATCTGTCATATTGTCTATGATAAGAACATCGTGTTCTAAATCTTCTAACTGTGCTACAACATTATGACCAATAAAGCCAATGCCGCCAGTAACTAGAATTCTCATCCCTGATTATCCAAATACCATTGCGCAACGCCCATCATAGCTTTTGCATGTTCGGCACTCTTTGGAATAGTGATAGCTTCACCTTCGTTGACCTTACGATATTCCTCAAGCGAAGTAGCAAAGTGATGGTCAAAAACTTGCGACATAGTGCTGAATAGCCCCTGTCGTTCTAGTTCTGTCATGCCTGAGTTAAGCGTGTACATTCTATCGTCTTCACTGATTACAAGTCCGTAATCATGACGAAAGGTTAGACACATATCAGTGATAATTTGCTCTCTATTCATATTTCAGCTTCCAATATACAAGTTGTTCAGGGGTTAGCTTAATTCTTACTTGATAACTATAGCCATAGCTGGCTGCATCTATATGACGATGCCAACTGGGAGTCTCGGCACAGTTTTCCATTGCCCACTTACCTGCTTCACTATTCTGCCATTCCCAAAGAGGTTCGGCAGCATAGATATCAGGGTCTTCAACGTCTCCGAGGGTAAAGCGGTGAGCAACAATTGTTTTCATACTGCCATATCAGCTTTAATAGTACCATGACTCTTATAGTCAAATAACAATATAGCATCCATTGAGAATTTGTCAATATCTTTTATTTCAGGATTGAGAAAAAGGAGAGGAAGTGGGTATTCTTCTCTGCTCAACTGCTCTTTAACTTGTTCAACGTGATTACTATAGATATGAGTGTCGCCAGTTGAGATAATCAGTTCGCCTACCTTTAGGTCGCATACTTGTGCAATCATATGAGTAAGCAATGCATAGCTGGCGATGTTGAAGGGGAGGCCAAGGAATACGTCAACGCTACGCTGATACATATGGCAGCTTAGTTTACCGTTGCTGACATAAAACTGTGCAAGAACATGGCAGGGAGGCAAGGCCATCTTATCCAACTCTGCTACGTTCCAAGCAGTCAATATATGTCTACGTCCGTTAGGATCAGTCTTGATACCCTCAATTAGCTTTGAGAGTTGGTCAACTCCGTGCCAGTCTCTCCACTGTACACCGTATACTCGTCCCAAATCCCCGTCATATCTCGCTTTTGGCTTCCAATAAGCTGCTTGAGCGTTTCCTGTCCATATCGTGCTACGTTCAATATCTCTGGATCCGTATAAAATTTCTGCAAGTCTTCTCTCATCTCCGCTCCCTTCTATAAACCATAGTAGTTCACTAACTACTGATTTCCATGCTAACTTCTTAGTTGTTACAGCAGGGAAACCTGCTGTCAAGTCAAATCGTAATTGACGACCAAAGACGCTGATAGTTCCAACTCCGGTTCTATCGTCTTTGACTTCGCCATTATTTAGTATGTCTTCAAGTAAATCGTGATACTGTTTCATTATTTTACCTCAAAAATTCGCTATTGTTGTCCCACCACTTATAATGCCTATTGCGAATAAATTTAGGCATAAAGCAAGAAGCGATAAACATGAAAAACGTACTCCAACCAGTGGTTACTTGCCACATCAAAAGAAAGAATAATACAGGCAATGTGTATACTGATAACCTAAACAGCTTGTCAAGGAAACGTAAATTACGCACATGCTTTCTTCTGTTCTTGATTTCGGGAACGTCAAATTCTAGGCGATGGCTCTTTTTTTCGTCAGTATTTTCGCTCCAATAAACTTCATTTACCCCATCCTTATATGCTTGGTTAAGATCAGAGCTAGTAAAAGGTTCATTCCAGTTCATTTTAAGTTCACCGGTGTCTTCGTCTATTGTGCTAGTGAAGTGACTCTTGAATCCTTTAGTCTTAATATCTACTCCACCTATCGATAGTCCGGTATATAGAGTAAAGTACGTAGAAGGAAATGAACCATCTGCGTTACCTTTTCCGATCCGTTTTGCGCTATCCTTAATCGTACTGTATATGTTTTTATTTTGGTTAAGTTTAGCTGACAGTCCGTTTCTAAATTGGCTATTCAACTCAGTAGTTACGTAAAGATAGTTCCATTGCCAACCCAAAGTGCCAGCTTCGTCAATCTCAAGTTCTAACTCTGCTGGATTTCCATATTTAAACTCGCTGTCTACATACTTAAACCCGCGGTCATATGCATCCTTGGGCCTAATAGAAGATTCCATAATAGCTTGCGTTTGCCGGTTAATCGCATTAATTCTTTGATTTTCTGCGTTAATAAGGGCCTGAGTGTGTTGTGCTTGAATTCTAGCATTTTCACGCTGTGCCTGTTCTGCTGCCCATCGGTCTTGCTGAGCTTGTCTATCATTACGCTTTCTAGTTTCTCTAGCTTGGTAACATACATTACAATAAAGTCCACCGGTATTACTGTAAAATGTATTACTACAATCCCAACATCTTTGTGAAGCCATTATCTTTTCCAAATTTCATATGCGTGGTCAGGGAAGATTTCACTCCATGTCCTAGTAAAGTTATGTTCTACATATAGCAAATCAATGAAGGTATCGCAAGTATAATGGTCATATACCCTTGTCAGGTGGATTTCGTTGATGTACGGCCAAGCTTGCTCAATCAATTTTGCTCCGCCGATCAACCAATACGAATCAGAGTAGTTGAGTAGTTTGTTGATAGTAGCTACACCATGTTCTACAAAAGGCCTAGAAGTAACGACAA